ACAATATACGTTTCGTCGTCTGCAAATAGAGTTGGTATTAATACCATTCCGCTTGACTCAACACTCGAAGTTAACGGAACCACAGCCGTAAGCGGTAACGTCAATATTCGATTGAACAACCAGTTCTTCCAAGGCTACTCAACCACCAACTCTAACGTATCGCTAATTGGAGTTCACTCTGATGACGTTATTCACGTTGGTAACTTGGGATACGATATTAGTTTAAGAGACGATACATTTGTTCAAGGAAACATTTCCGGTTCTGGAACAGCACAGTTTGTCGGAGCAACAATACTAGGAAACGATCTTACAGTTTCAGGCTCAACAATAATGGAGTCCTTAACGGCAAATGGTATCACAAACGTAGGTGCTTACTCTGGATCGAGCACTCTACACGTTGATGGTAATGCAACAATTGGCTCCGACGTTCTTGCTAGCGGATCGATAAGCGCATCTGTTGGCTTATCCGCAGGAACATTTATCAGCAGTTCTCTTGGTATTCACGTCACAGGATCTCAACCGCATATAGCAATTGGCGACAAATTTGGCTACGGTGCATTAGATGGTATGCTTGCTATCAGACCTTCGGATACAAGTAATAAGACACTTGCTCTAATGCAAGCAGCAGACGCCGATGGTGGTCGCATTGCTCTCGGTGTTTCTGGTTCTGGTCAAATTACAGTTGGTGGTGCAGCATTCGACGGTGTTGCGAACTTTGTCGGAACAGACATTGAAAAACTTATCCACGCTCAGTCAGACAGCCACAACCCTGTATTCCAAGTCAGTGGTTCTGGAGAGGTTATAATAGGCTCAAACACACCAACGCTAATATTGAACGACGGCGCAACACCCGCAGCTAGTATTGGTGTTAATACTAGTGACAATGTCATTATTGAAAATTTTGTGTTAAATAAAAGCATAGTTTTCAAAACAAACGACGGCGGAGCATCAAAAGAAGCTATACGTATTACAGGCTTATCTACACTGCCCGGTAGCATTAATCCAGAAGTTGTTATCAATGAGGGCTCCGATTCTTTAATGGACTTCCGTGTTGAGAGCGATAACAATACACATATGTTATATGTTAGCGGAGCAGCAGATAGAGTAGGTATTAATACTAGCGCACCAACACATACGCTTGCGGTTTCAGGCTCTACATCAATATCAGGCAGCTTAACTGTCACGGGCTCTGTAAGAGGCAGTATTCTTGAGTATACAACCCATGGGTTTGTTGATAGTGGTGGTGCACCACACACAGGCTTTATACCATTCTATGATCTTACTGAAGTAGACACCCCAACTGCTGACTATAGGCACCAAATGATTGCGCCTTTTAATGGAACTCTTAAGAAAATATTTCTTAGAAGCAGCAATGACCAATCCGGAGGCACCTCAAGTTTAACTCTTTATGTTGCAGTTGATGGACAAGATGCAGTTGACGATGGTTCTATTGTTGAAGTATCAAGCTTGACCGGTCCAGTCGCGTCAACAACCACCACCTTCCCGTTTACTGGCTCAGCATTATTTGCTGCCGGCGATGTTATTGGTATCCGCTACGAACTCTTTAATACTCCGGGTCGTGTAAACATTACTTGTGTATGGGAATTTGATCAAGAATAACTTAGGCTGCAAAAAATGGACTTTTGTGAGCGTGAATACTATTTATTTTGAATTATTGTCGAAATAAGGAGAGAATTCATGTCTAGTTTACTTGGTGAGGCTATTGTCGATGCTAAGGCACTTCGCGAAAGCGCACTTAAAAATGCTGAAAGCACAATTATTGAAAAGTATTCTGACGAGGTCAAAAAGACCCTCGAAGCACTTTTAGAGCAAGAAGAAGATCTTGCTGCCGGTCTAGACGCCGCGCCCACCGAAACTCCCGACTTAGGTTTGGGCGAAGAAGAAGCAGCACCAGCAGACACCGAAGTAACCGAAGACGAAGTTCCTCTCGCTGCAACCGACGACTTCTCACAGAACGAAGGCGACAACCTCTCCGACTTGCCTAACTCTGGTGAAGAAGTTGAACTTAACATCGACCTTGGCGCCCTCCAAGAGTCAATTGAGCAATTAGCCAAGACTCTTGAAGAGGATGAGGAAGTTGAGATCGACCTTAACGAGGAAGGCGCTAAGCCAGACTATCTCGACTTAGACAAAGATGGCGACAAGGAAGAGCCCATGAAGAAGGCAGCCAAAGACGCCAAAGAAATGAAAGAAGAAATGGACGTGGATGTTGAAGACGACGCCGCAAAAGCAGAAGCGGACGATGAGCAAATGGACGACTTGGAAGAAGAAGTTGATGCCGATGCTCTCGTTGATGCTATTATGGAAAAGCTCACCGCTGATATGGGCTTTGACCTTTCCGGTTGGGCAGGTCGTCCTACGTCACAATTAAAAGACGAACAAGAAATGGAGTTAGCCGCCGAGGCATCTGATGATACACTCGAAGAAGACGACGACTCCGAAGAAGATTTAAACGAATCATTAACTGAACTTGAAGATGAGAACAATTCATTGAAAGCGCAGTTGGATAAATATAAGCAAGTTGTTGAAGAGATCAAGGAGAACCTTTATGAGGTTAACCTCTCTAACGCTCGCTTACTTTATACGAACCGAGTATTGAGAAATACCTCCTTAAATGAGCGACAAAAAGATAAAATTGTCGATGCTATTTCTAGCGCCGGTTCTGTAGCAGAAGCAAAGACTATCTTTGAAACGCTTCAAAGCGCAGTGGAGGCTAAGCCTAAGCACAGCCCACAATCACTTAGCGAGGCGATCGGTCATAAAGCTTCTGTTATTCGTGCTACTCGTAAAGAGGCAGCACAACCACAAGATGCATTCTCAGATAGAATGCGTCGATTAGCTGGAATAAAATCATAATTTATAAAAAAAAGGAGGTGATTAAATGTCTAGTATTATCGAAAGGTTGACTGAAGGTGTAGTCAACCGTGATATGCGCGCCGAAGGCTCCGCTCTTCTTTCCAAGTGGGAGAAGACAGGTCTTCTTGAAGGTCTCGACTCGGATTCGACTCGTGGCTCGATGGCTCGCTTGCTTGAAAACCAAGCAAAGGAACTTCTTCGTGAGAGTTCCACCATGGCCGGTGGCGATGTTGAGGGCTTTGCAGCCGTCGCATTCCCCATTGTGCGCCGTGTTTTCGCAGGCTTGATCGCAAACGATCTTGTTTCTGTTCAACCAATGAGTCTCCCAAGTGGTCTCATTTTCTTCCTTGACTTCACTGTTTCTTCTAACGGTGCAGGTCTCCCCCGTCTTGGATACGGTACCGATGGTTCCGAGGATTCCGTGTACGGTGGTGGTCGCATTGCATCGCAAATCACAGGCGGTGTGGTCATCAGTGGAGCCGATGCCGAGGAAGGTCCGTATAACCTTAACAACGGTTATGCTTCGCCAACCGGTTCTGTTTCTCTTGCTCTTACGTTCGTTACAGCAAGTATTTACAGTGCTTCTGCTGGTGAGCTTCCCAAGCTTGTTCAACACGATCCTGAGCTTGAGGCGCAATCTGGTATTGCAACTGTTGCTGTTGCGACCTTCACCGTTAGCGACTTGACTGGCTTCAACGAAGATGACTTCGTTGCAGTTACTCTTCAAGATGCTTCTGGTTCTAACGCAGGTCTTAACACAACCAGTTCCGCTGGTGGTGGACAGCGTGGTGTTCAACTTCGTCGTCTCACCCGTCTCAGTGGTTCTAGCCAAACCACCGGTCTTATGGTCCTTGCATCATACGATGGTTCGGCAACTGCTGCTCAACTTCAAGGTATCATTACTGCATCCGCAGCCCACACCACCACCTTCCCGCAGAAGGATGACTTCATCGCCGGCGGTGCTCTTGGTTCTGTCGTTGGTGATGATCCATGGGGTCTTGAGAACAACCAAAACATCCCTGAGATCGACATCAAGGTGGACAGCGTTGCTGTTACCGCAGTCACCAAGAAGCTCAAGGCTAAGTGGACACCGGAGTTAGGTCAAGACCTTAACGCCTACCACAACCTTGATGCGGAGGTCGAGCTTACTTCGATCCTTTCTGAGCAAATTGCTCTTGAGATCGACCGTGAGATCCTTGAAGACCTCGTTAAGGGTGCAACTGCTGGTACCAAGTACTGGTCACGTTCTCCGGGCTTGTTCGTTAACCGCGACACGGGTGCTGAGATTGGTGCATCTGCTAAGGCTCCGGACTTCACCGGTACCGTTAGCGAGTGGTACGAGACTCTCGTTGAGACCATCAACGATGTTTCTGCTCAAATTCACCGCAAGACTCTTCGTGGTGGTGCTAACTTCATCGTCTGCGGACCTGAAGTTGCTAACATCCTTGAGTTCACCGCTGGTTTCCGTGCTTCCGTCACTGCTGACGACGAGCGTGGTTCCATCGGCGCGATGAAGGTTGGTGCGCTTACTAAGAAGTTCGATGTTTACGTCGATCCTTACTTCTTGCGTAACGTGGTTCTCGTTGGTCGCCGCGGAACTTCTTTCCTTGAAAGCGGTTACGTGTACGCTCCATACGTCCCACTGCAAACCACTCCTACGATCTTCGGACCTGAAGACTTCGTACCCCGTAAGGGCGTCATGACTCGCTACGCTAAGAAGATGGTGCGTCCTGACATGTACGGTCTTGTTATCGTCCGCGGTCTCATCGGAGAGAGCGGCGCTTAATAGCCACTAAACTCATATAAGAAGCTCCCTTGTTTCGGCAAGGGGGCTTTTTTATTTTTTGAGACATCCTCACACTTTTGTTGTACGGCAAACTACTTATTAATGCCTTTATTATATAGGAGAACTTATTATGGGTAAGAAATGGAAACGCATCTTATTGCAAAGAAGAAACGCAGCACCCGCCGCCGCTGAAGCACCGGCTCCTGCTGCTGTTGAAAAGGCTCCAGAGCCAGTTGCTGTAGAAGAAGCCGTCGAAGAAGCCCCCGAGCCAGAAGCTGAAGTTGTCGAGAACAAGATGAAGCCTGCTAAAGCTAAGAAATCATCAAGACGCAGCAAGTAACATAGGAGAATCGGTGAGTGCCAACGAATTTAAGTCCAAAATCAACTCAGAGCGCGATCGTACTAACGTCTACTGGATCAGCCGACGCTGTTAGTGCTGCGTGCCCGTTCGGCATATACACTGCTTCCGCAAACTTCTTAAGTGGCGCATCAGACCAAGTTGCTTATGTTTATAAGAAGCTTGGTGGCGATGTTGTCGATATTGAACTTACTCCGTCAAATGTATATGCTGCTTATGAAGAAGCTGTGTTGGAGTACTCATATATCATTAACTTGCACCAAAGCAAGAATGTAATATCGACTGCACTTGGGAACACAACAGGAACTTTTGATCACGATGGTGTGTTGTTGACTGGTCCTGTTAGTGGTAACTTGCGTTACCCAAGGTTTCAATCTTCATACGCTAATAAAGTTGGCGATGGTATGGCGGCTATGGCTGGAGTCGGAGGAACTATCCCGCAGTACTCGGCTTCCTTTAAGCCGACAGCAAAGAGACAAGACTATGATCTACAAGAGATCATTAATAGCGCCTCGGCTGCCGGCGTGGATGACCAGGGTCGTTCAGTTCCATTTTCTGGTAAAGTGGACGGCAAGAGAGTTATAATAACAAAAGTATATTATAAGACTCCAAGAGCTATGTGGAGATTCTTTGGTTACTATGGTGGTATCGGTGTTGTGGGTAATATGACCACATACGGTCAATTTTCTGATGACTCAACATTCGAACTGATACCAACGTGGCAAAACAAGCTTCAAGCAATTATGTATGAAGACAACATCTATACACGCACATCTCATTATTCTTATGAGATCATAAACAACAATTTAAGACTGTATCCAGAGCCCGGTCACTGGGACTTCACGTCAGTGGATAGCATGTGGGTCAGGTTCTATGTACAGGATATGGATGTTTTTACACCCAACTCTGAATACGAGGATGGTGTAGACGGTGTTAACAATATAAACACATTGCCTTTTGATAACATTCCATATGAGAACATCAATGCTATCGGTAAACAGTGGATCAGAAAGTATTGTCTCGCGCTCTGCAAAGAAATGCTTGGTCAGATCCGAGGCAAGTTTACAACTATCCCGATCCCCGGAGAGTCAGTCACACTGAACCACTCCGATCTTTTATCGCAAGCAAAGGACGAGCAGCAACAACTAAAAGATAAGTTAATGGATATGTTGAAGGAGACTGAATACAAAGAACTCGCCAAGTACGACGCAGAAACAGCAGACGCAGCGCAGAACTTATTTAAGAACTCTCCTTTACCAATTTTCGTGGGGTAATATAAATGTCAAATGAATGGAACAGACCAGAGCAGCCGCCCCCACCGCTCTTCTTAGGAAAGAAAGAGCGAGATCTAGTAAAGCAGGTTAACGATGAACTTATTGAAAAGGTTATCGGACAACAGATCCTTTACTACTCTATTGATATGGAAACAACAAACTTCCACGAACTCTACGGAGAAGCAATAGAGAAAACATATCTCCCACCAGTTAGAGTTTATGCTTTGGTTAAGTTTGATGAAGAAGCGACATCGTATCTTCAAGATGTGGGCGTGGACAAAGAATACGCTATTACAGTATACTTCCACAGAAGAAGACTCACAGAAGATCAGGATGTCTTTGTCCGCGAGGGAGACTTTGTTTTATATGGTAAAACATATTACGAGATAGTTAAGTTATCGGAAGACAGAAAACTGTTCGGTCAAGTTGATCATACATTTGAAGTCGTTGCGATCTGCAAGCGAGCA